GTCGCCCACAAAGTCACACACGATCACATTCAGGGTATAAATTTTCTCGTGCGACAGCGAGGCCGCGAGACGCGCATCGATATTCCCCTCATCGGCAAAGATGCGCATCATTTCGGGGTTTGTTTCAAGCTGCGGAACAGCTTTAATCAGCGCGTCTCGCGGCCTCGCTGTCGCACGAGAAAATTTATACCCTGAATGTGATCGTGTGTGACTTTGTGGGCGACCCTGATTTGATATTCGTGCCGGTGGCCGCATGGCTCAGGGAAAACCAGCCGGATATCTGCACGCTCGATGACGGCCGCAAAAAGGGCTACCGTTTCCAGATGGATTTAAACGACGGGGACAGCGTCGATATCAGCATCAGCCTGCAGCTCACAGAGCGCACCCTCATCAAAGAGGAAAATGGCGTGCTGCACGTAAGCTATGTTCCTGAGCCGCGGCTGCCGGAGCCCGTCACCCGGCCAAAAGAGCTCTACATCAACGGCGAACTGGTGAGCAAATGGGATGAGTGAATTTAAGCCCTTTGACGACCGGCTCAATGGTCTGATTGCTGCCCTGTCACCGGCTGCACGCCGTAAGCTGGCTGGAGATATAGCAAAGGAGCTGCGCAAGTCGCAACAGCAACGCATCAAGCTGCAGAAAGCCCCGGACGGCTCGCCGTATCAGGCGCGAAAGCGTCAGCCGCTCAGGGCTAAGACCGGGCGGATTAAGCGGGCTATGTTCCAGAAACTCCGCACGAGCCGGTACATGAAAGCCACTGGCCGTGAAAACAGCGCGGTGGTGGAGTTTACCGGCAAAGTGCAGCGCATCGCCCAGATTCATCATTACGGCCTTAAAGACCGGCCAAATCGATATGTTTCAGATTTAAAGTACCCAGAACGAAAATTGTTGGGTGTTAATCCTAGCGATAAAGAGCTTATAGAAGAGATAATATACAAAGTATGTTTTTTGAGGTGACATACAGGGGGCTTTAATTTCTTATGATTGTTGGAGGTTTAATCAAATTTGATCAATATGATTACCTAGCATAACGCACACTAATCACTTAAGATTATGTGTCTGGGTCTTTTAATGGTCAAATAGAGGTCTTTTGGTTATGTTTGAGTTGTCTGCGGAAAAATTTAATCAGATGCGTCGAGCGATTGATTATCCTCCTTTATTCGAATTATTCAAAAAGGAGTTGCCTCGTTTTGAAAAATGGATGAATCAACAGGGGATTACCAAAGAGATCATGTTTGAACATGGTTTAGCAAGATTTTTAATAAGTGATGTTATTCTTTTTCTATGCAAGCAACACGGTAAGGTTTATTTATGGGATGACGGGGTTATGGATTTCGAGGAAAGGAAAAAAAGTGCATGGATAGAAGATTTTATTGTGTTAACCCCTTACTTCCTCTGGTTAAGGGGTGAAGTCGGTGATGACGAGTGCAATGTGGCGAGAAATAAATTTTCTATTAATACTTTTATGAATGGGCACCATTATTTTATGGGTAAAGTTCCTTTGAGAAATTTAGGTGATAGAATTTTAAAAGGTACAAATCTTTCAAGCAAGTTATTAGATTTTGTATCGCTAGATAACCTAAACCTTATACAGCCAATGAATAATAGTCACCTCTACATATATTGTTCCTCTGCTGTTAATCTCATGATAGATGGTAGTGTCGCATTTCTTAAATTTAAAGAATGTAAGTTATCGGAAATTCAAATAAAGCATAATGGGATAATTTTACAAAACGGAAGTTTTCAAGAATTTTCTTTTAATAGATGTCATATTGATTTGAAACTCAGTTCGGCAAATATCATGCACATGAAAGTTAATGGTTGTAATTTTAATGCGGTTTGTGATTTTGCTCGTTTTGATAGCCAATGTGAGTTCTCCTATGATCGAAAAAGGAAGTTTTCATATCAATCAGAAAGTGATTTTTTCGATGTTGTTACAAAGTTGTTTAGTAATTCGAATGATTATTCAAAAGCAGGTGAGTATTACTATAAGAAAAGAAAAGCATTGATGTTAGAGTCGCTTTGTTCATGGCAAAACTTTAGAGATCATACGTTTAGAATGACCAAGAGGCAAAGGTTCAGGTTTAAGGTGAAAATGTTTTTGAAAAGTTTTCCTGATGCATTTAACTATTTTTCTTGGGGGTTTGGGGAGAGGCCATTAAGAGCTCTTGGTACATCTTTATTGATCGTTTGTCTCTCTACTATTATTTATTACTTTAGTGCGAAGTCCAATACTCAAACATTTGTTGAGGCACTTTATTTTAGTATTGTTACATTTACCACGCTAGGCTTTGGTGATATTACTCAAGAAAGCGATTTTTTGCGCTTATTTTCAGCGGTTGAATCATTTTCCGGGTTGGTTCTTATGGGGTTATTTCTTGCGGGTTATGCCTCTAAAACCAAACGATATTAGTTTTTATATAATAATTTGTTGAGCAGAAACAGTCTCTTTCATCATTGAACACCCTACAGCAGTAGTTGTTCTATTCATCATACAGCTCCATTGAATTGCCGTCGTCATCCACTGGCGGCATCCTTTCCCCATGAATAATCTAAATTCTCTGCAGGAAATCGCACGCGCGATCCGCAACCTTATCCGTACCGGCATCGTGACCGACGTCGACCACGACGAGGGGCTTTGTCGTGTCCAGACCGGCGGCATGGAAACCACCTGGCTGAACTGGCTAACCTGCCGCGCCGGTCGCTCGCGCGTATGGTGGGCTCCATCCGTTGGCGAGCAGGTGCTTTTGCTGGCTGTCGGCGGCGAGCTCGATACGGCGTTTGTGCTGCCCGGCATTTTCTCGGATGACCATCCCGCGCCGTCTGCCTCCCCTGATGCGCTTCATGTTTCCTTTCCTGACGGAGCGGTTATCGAGTATGAGCCCGAAAACGGCGCGCTCACCGTGTCAGGCATAAAAACTGCAGACGTCACCGCGTCGGACTCCATTATAGCCACCGTGCCGGTGGTGCTGGTGAAAGCGTCGAGCCTCATCACGCTCGATACGCCGGAGGTGGTGTGTACCAATAAGCTGACGACCGGCACGCTCGAAGTGAAGAACGGCGGGAAGATGAGCGGGAACATCGAGCACACCGGCGGGACACTGAAATCAAACGGCGTGCAGGTGGATAACCACGCACACGGCAACGTACAGAGCGGCGGAAGCTGGACTAAGGGGACGCAATGACGGTGCGTTATCTGGGAATGAACAGCCAGACCGGCCTCAGTATCTCTGAGGTTGAGCATATCCGGCAAAGCGTGCGCGACATTCTGGTCACGCCGGTTGGCTCACGCGTCATGCGCCGTGAATACGGCTCGCTCCTGTCGCAGATGATTGACCAGCCGCAGACCCCGGCGCTGCGCCTGCAGATTATGGCCGCGTGCTACTCCGCGATCCAAAAGTGGGAGCCCCGCGTAAATCTCTCGACCATCACCTTTGAACGGTCGGAGACCGACGGCGGGCTGTATGTCGACATCACCGGCACCCGCTCCACCGGCGTCCAGCCTTTTTCACTCACCATTCCACTGAGTTAAACGCTATGGCAATTGTTGACCTTAACCAGCTCGCCGCGCCTGACGTCGTGGAAGAACTGGACTATGAAACCATCCTGAGCGAACGAAAGGCAACGCTCGTCTCGCTCTACCCGGAAGAACAGCAGGACGCCGTCGCCCGCACGCTGTCGCTTGAGTCCGAGCCGCTGGTGAAGCTGCTGCAGGAAAACGCCTACCGGGAAGTTATCTGGCGACAGCGCGTCAACGAGGCCGCGCGTGCGGTCATGCTGGCCTACGCCACCGGCGCAGACCTCGACCAGATAGGCGGAAATTACAACGTTGAGCGCCTCGTCATCACGCCTGCAGACGACACGACGTTTCCGCCAACACCAGCCGTAATGGAGTCGGATACCGACTACCGTCTGCGCATTCAACAGGCTTTTGAGGGGCTGAGTACCGCAGGCTCAACCGGTGCATATCAGTTTCATGGCCGCAGCGCCGACGGGCGTGTCGCGGATATTTCCGTTATCAGTCCTGAGCCTGCGTGTGTGACCGTGTCAGTGCTCTCGCGTGAAAATAACGGCGTCGCCTCTGACGAGCTGCTCGGCATCGTGCGCACTGCACTGAACGATGAGGACGTCAGGCCGGTGGCCGACCGTGTGACCGTGCAGTCAGCGAACATTGTCGACTATCAAATCACCGCATCTCTTTACCTTTACCCCGGTCCCGAAAGTGAGCCGGTACTCAGTGCGGCAAAAGCAAAGCTGCAGGCATATATCACCGCGCAGCACCGGCTCGGGCGTGACATCCGTAAATCGGCCATTTATGCCGCGCTCCACGTCGAGGGGGTGCAGCGCGTCGAGCTGGCCGCGCCGGTGGCTGACATCGTGCTCGATGAGACTCAGGCGTCATGGTGCACCGAGTACAGCGTGACCATCGGGGGCAACGATGAATGATACCCGACTGTTGCCGGTGGGCTCGTCTCCGCTTGAGGTGGCGGCGGCGCGCGCCTGCGCTGAAATCGAAAATACCCCCGTCCCGCTACGCCGTCTCTGGAGCCCTGACGACTGCCCGGCAAATCTGCTGCCGTGGCTGGCGTGGGCGTTTTCCGTTGACCGCTGGGATGAGAACTGGCCGGAAGCCACAAAAAGGGATGTGATCCGCGCGGCGTGGTACATCCACGCGCACAAGGGAACGATTGGCGCGGTGCGCCGCGTGGTCGAGCCGCTCGGCTATCTGATTAACGTGTCCGAGTGGTGGGAAACCAGCGACCCGCCCGGCACGTTTCGCCTCGATATCGGTGTGTTAGAGACCGGCATCACCGAGGAAATGTATTACGAGATGGAGCGGCTCATTGCGGACGCAAAGCCAGCCAGCCGCCATCTTATCGGCCTCAACATTATTCAGGATGTGCCGGGCTATCTCTACACCGGCGCGCTGACGTATGACGGCGACATCATCACGGTTTACCCGGATAAGTGAGAACACCATGACAGTAAAATATAAAACGGTCATCACCAAAGCCGGTGCGATTAAGCTTGCTGCCGCGACCGTCCCGAACGGGAAAAAAGTGAATTTTACGGCGATGGCCATCGGTGACGGTGGCGGCACATTGCCGGTGCCTGATGCCAGCCAGACAAAGCTCGTCAATGAAGTCTGGCGCCATACGCTGAACAAAATCAGCCAGGACAACAAGCATCAAAATTATGTGATCGCCGAGCTGCTCATCCCGCCAGAAACCGGCGGTTTCTGGATGCGCGAAATGGGGCTCTATGACGACACCGGCACGCTGATTGCCGTCGGCAACATGGCGGAAAGCTACAAGCCGGAGCTGGCGGAGGGGTCAGGCCGTGCGCAGACCGTGCGTATGGTCATCATGGTGAGCGACATCGAGTCAGTCGAGCTGACGATTGACACCTCAACGGTGATGGCAACGCAGGACTATGTCGACGATAAACTCGCAGAGCATGAGCAGTCCCGCCGTCACCCTGACGCCACGCTGACCGCAAAGGGTTTCACGCAGCTAAGCAGTGCGACCGACAGCACATCTGAGACGCTCGCCGCGACGCCGAAAGCGGTCAAGGCGGCATATGACCTTGCCAACGGTAAATACACGGCTCAGGACGCGACCACGGCGCAAAAGGGTATCGTCCAGCTCAGCAGCGCCACCGACAGCGCGTCTGAGAGCGTCGCAGCGACGCCGAAAGCAGTGAAGACGGCGTATGACCTTGCCAATGGCAAATATACGGCTCAGGACGCGACCACGGCGCAAAAGGGTATCGTCCAGCTCAGCAGCGCAACCGACAGCACGTCTGAGACGCTGGCGGCCACACCAAAAGCTGTGAAGACTGTCAACGATGAAGTTAAAACTCTTAAAGACAGCCTCGGGGAAGCAGCGCACAGAAACGTTGCTGATAATGCATCTGGAGAGTTAATTCCTGTAGGATATAAAGGTAATTTTAAATCTGAATGTAACCATGTGGCTATAGACTTTGCGACATATCCTTTCGTTGTCGGAGAGTCATTATTCGTTGATTCCCGTGGCTGTAAGAATAACCCGACTTTTTTGACGCAGGATTTTTATTATATAAATGTTGTGTGTGCCACTAGCCCAGCTCAGGGAGGGAGAGTTAACAGGCCGTTAATCCAATTCGTAAGTTATACAAATTCAACATCAATTCTTGCCATTCGGGAAGATGATGGTACTACCATAGGCTGGCGTTATTTCCGTGCAGTGCAATTTGATGCAGACAACCAGAATGTTACCTTTCCTGGTGAAGTAAGAGCGCGTAACGGTGCAATTGAATTAAGTCAAAACGCAATAATCATTCGTGGCTCTGGCAATAAACATCTTTGGTTTTTCAATACTTCAGGCGCTGAAATGGGGCTTGTTTACGCTTCTGACGATAAAGTACTCCACTTGCGGGCTGGTGAAGGACCGTCAGTTAATATTCAGTCGAACGGTAATGTTGTTGCCCCAAACTATCTGGAGGCTAAAGATGACATCCATTCTGGACGCAATATCAGCAGTAAAGGGTTAATTGAGGCCGGGGCGGGAGTGTACGATACGCCGGGCGTGCGGGTATACTCTCCAAACTATCTCCCAACATTCCCTGTGACCAGTGTTAATGGGATGCAGGGCGCTGTTGTGATTCCAGAACCGAACTTAGACCCCTATGTCAAAAGAGACTCAATTACATATGTTGGGCTTGCAGCTAACAGTACTGCCTATCCTTATATGCGGCACGCTGATTCAGATACGATTGTCTATCTGGCACCGAGTGATTGGGTGAGAAGTAACTTCATTCAAGGGGTGCGAAAGGGAGCTAAAGGCAGCGCCAATAGCAACCAAAACAGCGATAGATTTGCCAGAGCACCCGATGGGGCAAGTGTAGTATCAGTATTTAATGAAAGTACTTACATTGCTGTTGAGTACAGATATGACCAATATAACATTAATGGGAACTGGTATAATGTAGGGGCACTGTGATGATATTAGGGGAATTTTCTAAATATATTCCTTCTGAGGAAAGCAAACTTTCTGATTTAGAAATGATGAAAAAACTCACCGGGAGTAGCATCATCTTTTTAAAAGATGAGAATGATGTAGATTGGTATGATGCGCAGAAACTGTTTGCAAAAGACACACTTAAAGTTGTTTTTGATGGTGCTAATGTGATTCGCTCATATTCAACTGACGCATCTATGTTAAATCCTGTTGATATGTCAGTCGGAGAATGTGACATTTCAGATGTTCCGGCAGGTCTTAATATTTTTGGTGAATGGATTTTTGATGACGGGAAAATAATAGCCGCGCCAGTGGATTATGTAGACGAAGCGCAACGTAAAAAACTGGAGCTGATGACTCAGGCAAATAACGTCATCGCCACTATACAGGATGCGGTTGATCTAAACATGGCAACAGACGAAGAAACAGCAAATTTGATGGCGTGGAAGAAGTACCGTCTACTTCTGAGTCGGGTCGATGTCATTACACCTGTCTGGCCGCCACTGCCTGAGATAGCGATATAAATCAGTGCGCCTCATATTTTCCTGACTGACCAGAGCCCTCCCCCGGAGGGCTTTTGCCTGTTGTGTTATCCCTCCCCGAACGCCAATACATCGCCCCCGCAAAATACAAAACAGAAAATAGTCGCACCCCTTAACCACGGAGTTAAACAGATGGGCGACTATCATCACGGCGTCGAGGTCATCGAGATTAACGATGGCACGCGCACCATTTCCACCGTCTCGACGGCCATCATCGGCATGGTCTGCACGGCCAGCGATGCTGACGCAAAGACATTCCCCTTTAATGAGCCGGTGCTGATTACCAGTGTGCAAACGGCTATCGGGAAAGCCGGTAAAAAAGGCACGCTGGCAAAATCCCTGCAGGCCATAGCCGACCAGTGCAAGCCGGTCATTGTGGTGGTGCGCGTTCCCGAAGGTGTCGACGACCCGGCAGACCCGGAAGCGGCGCAGAAAGAAACCATTTCGAACATCATCGGCACGACCGACGAAAACGGCAAATACACCGGGCTGAAAGCGCTGTTAACGGCTAAAACCGTCACCGGCGTTAAGCCGCGCATTCTCGGCGTGCCGGGGCTGGATTCTCAGGAAGTGGCGACCGCGCTCGCGTCAACCTGCCAGAGCCTGCGCGCGTTCGGCTATGTGAGCGCGTGGGGCTGCAAGACCATTTCCGACGCCATCAAATACCGTGAGAATTTCAGCCAGCGCGAGCTGATGGTCATTCACCCTGATTTTCTCGCATGGGACACCACGGCGAACGATACCGATATTGCATGGGCGACCGCCTGCGCGCTCGGCCTGCGTGCCAGAATCGACCAGGAAACCGGCTGGCACAAAACACTGTCCAACGTCGGCGTGAATGGCGTCACCGGCGTCAGTGCGTCGGTCTCATGGGATTTGCAGGAGCAGGCCACCGACGCCAACCTGCTGAATCAGGCCGGGGTGACAACGCTCATCCGCAACGACGGCTTTAAGTTTTGGGGCAACCGCACCTGCTCGGACGATCCGTTATTCGTGTTTGAAAACTACACCCGCACGGCGCAGGTGCTGGCCGACACGATGGCGGAGGCGCACGCGTGGGCGATGGATAAGCCCGTTTCCGCAACGCTTATCCGCGACATCGTCGCCGGTATCAATGCCAAATTCCGCGAGCTGAAAAACAACGGCTATATCGTTGACGGCTCCTGCTGGTACGACCCGGAGTCAAACACCGTGGAAACCCTCAAAGCCGGGAAGCTGTATATCGATTACGACTACACCCCCGTCCCGCCGCTGGAAAACCTGACCCTGCGCCAGCGCATCACCGATACCTATCTGGCAGACCTGTCAGACTCGGTCAACAGCTAAGGAGCTCAGAGCATGGCGTTACCACGCAAACTGAAATACCTGAATATGTTCAACGACGGTCTCAGCTACATGGGCGTCGTTGAATCCGTCACCCTGCCAAAGCTGACCCGCAAGCTTGAAAAATATCGCGGCGGCGGGATGCCGGGCTCCGTATCGGTTGACCTCGGTCTCGACGACGACGCGCTGTCGCTTGAGTGGACGCTGGGCGGCCTGCCTGACGTCGCGCTGTGGGCGCAGTACGCGTCACCGGGTGCCGACAGCGTGCCGCTGCGCTTCACCGGCTCATTCCAGCGCGATGACACCGGCGAAATTTCTGCCGTTGAGGTGGTCATGCGTGGCCGTCACAAGGAGTACGACGGCGGCGAGAACAAACAGGGCGAAAGCGGCACAACCAAAATCGCGACCGAGTGCTCGTACTACCAGCTCACGATTGACGGCAAGGAGGTCATCGAGATTGACGTCGTCAACATGGTGATGAAAGTCGACGGCGTCGACCGTCTCGCAGAGCATCGCCGGGCGATTGGCCTGTAACCCGTTTACCGGTCAGCCAGGCTGGCCGGTCACTTACTCATACTCAAAGAGAGCAACATCATGGAAAACATCAACGAAACCGCCACCACCGAAAACGAAAACCCAAACATTGTGATCCTCGATAATCCCATCATGCGCGGTGAGCAGAAAATCGAACAGGTGACCGTGACTAAACCCAACGCAGGAACCCTGCGCGGTGTGAGTCTGGCCTCGCTGGCAAACTCGGACGTCGATGCGCTGATTAAGGTGCTGCCGCGTATGACGTACCCGGCGCTGACCGAGCATGAGGTCATGCGTCTGGAAGCGTCAGACCTGATTTTGTTCGCCGGTAAGGTGGTCGGTTTTTTGTCGCCATCTTCGGCTCGCTGACCTTCCCGGATAACCTTTCGGTCGATGACCTGATGGCGGATATCGCGGTGATATTTCACTGGCCGCCATCAGAGCTGAATTCCCTGAGCGTGACCGAGCTCATCACATGGCGCGAAAAGGCGCTGCAGCGAAGCGGACACCACCATGAGCAATAACGTCAGGATTGAGGTACTGCTGAACGCAGTAGACCGGGCAAGCCGACCGCTTAAAGCTATCCAGAATGCCAGCAAGACCCTTGCCGGCGACATCCGCACTTCTCAAAACAGCCTGCGCGATCTGAATGCGCAGGCGTCCCGAATTGACGGATTCAGGAAAGCGAGCGCACAGCTTGCCGTGACCGGCCAATCGCTTAACAAGGCGAAACAGGAAGCCGCTGCGCTGGCCGTGCAGTTTAAAAACACGCAGAACCCTACAACCGCACAAGCGCGGGCGATGGAAGCTGCGAAGAAATCGGCCGCTGACCTGAAGCTCAAATACAACAGCCTCAGGCAGTCGGTACAGCGCCAGCGCACGGAGCTCGCGCAGGCTGGCATAAACACCAGAACACTGTCGGCGGATGAGCGCCGACTGAAAACCAGCATCAGTGAAACAACTGCACAGCTCAACCGGCAGCGCGAGGCGCTGGCGCGCGTCAGTCAGCAACAGACCAGACTCAGTGCAGTAAAAAGTCGCTATGAATCCGGGCAAAAGCTCGCCGCCGGTGCACGTAATGCCGGGATGGTGGGCGTCGGGGTAGCTACCGCCGGGCTTTATGGTGCGTCGCGCTTTATTGCGCCGGGTATCGGTTTTGATAAGCAGATGTCAGGCACGCAGGCGATCCTCGGGCTCGATAAGGGCGACGATAAGCTCGCGGCCATTCGTCAACAGGCGCGTGATATCGGTGCGACTACGGCCTTTTCGCCGGGTGATGTGGCGCGCACGCAGACCACGCTCGCACGCTCGGGTTATAACGCCGATGACGTGCTGGCCGCGACCGGCTCGACCGTAAACCTGAGCCTCGCGGCCGACGTGGATATCGCAGAAGCCGCCGACATTATCACTAACATGCAGTCGGCATTTAACCTGCCGACCACCGAGATTGAGCGTGTGGCGGATGTGATGACGAAAGGCTTTACGTCATCCAACACCGGCCTCGTCGAACTGGGCGAGGCAATGAAATATGTTGCGCCTATCGCGGAGGCTGCAGGGGCGAGTATCGAGGACACGACCGCCATGCTCGCCATTCTGGCGGATAACGGGATTAAAGGCTCGATGGCCGGGACGGGGGCTAGCGCCATTTTCAACCGCCTGCAAGCGCCAATGGGTAAGGCCGTTGAGGCTATTTCAGAATTAGGCGTCAAAACCCGCGACAGAAAAGGGAACATGCTGCCGGTCGAGAAAATCCTCAAAGATATTCATAAGTCCTTTATGAAAAACAAGCTCGGTACGGCTGAGCAGGGCGAATATCTTAAAGTGATTTTCGGTGAAGAAGCCATGAAAGGCGCGATTAAACTCGTCGCCGCTGCAGGTGATGGCTCGCTCGATAACAAGCGCCAGCAAATCCGCGACTCAAAAGGCACGACCGAGCGCATTGCGAAAATACAAACGGATAACCTCGACGGCGATCTGAAAAACCTGCAGTCAGCATGGGAAGACCTGCAGATTGAGGTTTTCGAAAAAGAAGATTCTGCACTCCGCCGCCTGACGGTTTCCGCTACAGACTGGCTCGGCAAGGTTGCCGCGTGGGCGAAAGCAAACCCAGAACTGACGAAAACCCTCTTTAACCTTGTCGCCGGTGGGCTTGCGCTGATTGGGGTGCTTGGGGGCATTGGCCTTATAGCGTGGCCGGTGGTAACGGGTATCAACACGATTATCGCCGCTGCCGGTTTTCTTGGAACAAATCTGGCTGCAATGGGTACGGCCATTGTTTCTGTGCTTGGGGCTATCACCTGGCCGGTTGTGGCCGTGGTTGCGGCATTTGTGGCCGGGGCGATCCTGATTCGTAAATACTGGGAGCCGATAAGTGCATTCTTTTCCGGCGTGGTGGAGGGGTTTAAAGCGGCATTTGCGCCGGTGGCGGGAATTTTCGCACCGCTCGCGCCCGTGTTTGATTCTTTCATGGAGAAGTTACGCGGGGTCTGGCAGTGGTTCAAAGACCTGATCGCACCGGTTAAGTCGACGCAGGAGACGCTCGACAGCTGCAAAAATGCGGGTGTGATGTTCGGTAAGATGCTGGCCGAAGCGCTGATGTTACCGCTCAAAAGCTTTAATACATTGCGTACCGGCGTTAACTGGTTACTGGAAAAGCTCGGGGTTATCAATAAAGAATCAAGCGACCTTGACCAGAAGGCCGCAAAAGCCAATGCCGCGACCGGCTCGCAAAAGGGGTCTTATATTCCGGCAACCTCAACATATGGCGGTTATCAGGCATATCAGCCAGTTACCGCGCCCACGGGTAAGACTTACGTCGACCAGAGCAAGCCAGAATATAACATCAACCTGAATGGTGGCATCGCGCCGGGCAGCGACCTCGACCGTCAGCTGCGTGAGGCTGTCGATAAACTCGACCGTGAAAACCGTGCGCGTCAGCGCTCAAGTATGCGTCATGACTGAGGGGGATAAAGCATGTTAATGGTTTTAGGTTTGTTTGTGTTTGAGCGCCGCACGCTGCCCTATCAGTCTATGCAGTATTCGAAAGATTACCGCTGGGCGTCTAACGACCGTATCGGCAAGCCACCGGCTTACCAGTATCTCGGGGAAGGGGAAACCACGCGCACGCTGTCGGGCGTGCTCTATCCCGAAATTACCGGCGGACGTCTGTCACTGACTGCCATCGAGCTGATGGCAGACGAGGGGCGCGCGTGGCCGCTGATTGACGGAACGGGCATGATCCACGGCATGTATGTCATCGACAAAGTGACGCACACGCACACCGAGCTATTCAGCGACGGAGCGGCGAGAAAAATCGAGTTTAGCCTTTCCCTTAAGCGGGTCGATAAATCGCTGGCGGCCATTTATGGCGACCTGAAAACGCAGGCCGACAATCTGGTCACGTCTGCCGGTGACTGGCTGGGAGGGCTGGGGGGATGATTACGGGTATGAATATTCAGGCCGGGGCGAAGATAGCCCCGGCGTTTATGCTCAAGCTGGATAACGACGATATCACGCAGGATTTTAGTGACCGCCTAATCAGTCTGACCATGATCGACAATCGCGGATTCGAGGCCGACCAGCTCGATATCGAGCTCGATGACACTGACGGTCAGATAGCTTTGCCACCGCGCGGCGCAACGTTGACGCTGTGGCTAGGCTGGCAGGATTCCGCGCTGATAAAAAAAGGGACGTTCACTGTCGACGAAATCGAGCACAGGGGCGCGCCTGATACGCTGACCATCCGGGGGCGCAGCGCCGATTTTCGTGGGTCGCTGAACTCGCGCCGGGAACAGTCATGGCATGACACCACGCTCGGGCAAATTGTGGAGACTATTGCAGCACGCAATAAGCTGACGGCCAGCGTGGCCGACACGCTGAAAGCCGTCGCCGTGCCTCACATTGACCAGTCGCAAGAATCCGATGCGGTGTTTCTGTCCCGTCTGGCTGACCGGAACGGGGCGGCGGTTTCGGTAAAAGCGGGGAAACTGTTATTCCTGAAAGCGGGGAGCGGTAAGACGGCCAGCGGTAAGCCTATTCCGCAGATGACGCTTGAGCGCGGCGACGGCGATCGTCATCAGTTTGCCATTGCTGACCGGGAAGCCTACACAGGCGTGACGGCAAAATGGCTGCACACCAAAGACCCGAAGCCGCAAAAGCAAAAGGTTAAGCTCAAGAGAAAGCCCAAAGAGAAGCACCTCCGCGCGCTTCAGCACCCGAAAGCGACCAAAGCCCCGGCAAAGGCCAAAGCCAAAAAAGAGCAGGAAGCGCGCGAGGGTGAGTATATGGCCGGTGAGGCTGACAACGTGCTGGAGCTGACGACCATCTACGCGACAAAGGCGCAGGCCATGCGCGCCGCTCAGGCGAAGTGGGACAAGCTGCAGCAAGGCGTTGCGGAGTTTTCAATCTCGCTGGCGATTGGCCGGGCAGATTTATTTCCTGAAACGCCAATCGCGGTGAAAGGGTTTAAGCGCGTCATAGACGAGCAGGAATGGATAATCAGCCGGGTGGTGCATAACCTTAACGGGAGCGGCTACACGACGGGCTTAGAGCTTGAGGTTAAGGTTGCGGACGTGGAGTACGAAAGCGAAGAATTAATGCAGTGATTTGTTTTTAAGTATTTGTTATATAAAGATAAAGTGAGTAAAATTAACTCATCGGAAATTAAATGAGGTGCTCGCCATGTTTCACTGTCCAAAATGCCATTTTGCCGCTCACGCCCGCACAAGTCGCTATTTTACTGACACGACCAAAGAGCGGTATCACCAGTGCACAAACATCAACTGCAGCGCGACGTTTGTGACCACAGAAACGGTCGAGCGCTTTATCGTATCACCGGGGGTTGTAGTGCCAGCGCCGCCTCATTCGACATCTTCAGGACAGCAGCAAATCAATTGGATGTAA